TACTTCATGTAATTCATATCTTGCTACCATACACTCTTCTTCACTTGGATATATAAATCCATTATATTTAACTGAAGGTGCATTTGGCATAGAAAATAAAACTAACATAAACCATATTTTAGTCATTTTTTTTATTCTCTAATAAATTTAATATTTTATCTAATTTAATTTCTAAATTTTTTACTCTTTCTTCCATTTCATGTTTAATGTTATGGTTAGGATACATATGAGTTATTTTTTGTCCAGTAACACCTTTCTGTGTTTTTCTTAAATCAATAGTTGCCATATTTCCTTTATTATAAAAGAGGGGCCGAAGCCCCTCAATATTATATTAATTAGCCATCGTGTTGAGTTGCAGAGTTTCTATCTGTCTCATCAACACCACTTACATCACATAGTAAAGCAAAAATACGAACTTTTCCCGCACTTGATGCCGCACTTAATACTAATAAGTCTAGTGTATCAGCACTTGCAATTACTGGTCTTGCTGTATTTGTTAATACAGAGTATCCAGTAGCGTTTGTATCCCCATCAACAAAAGTATCAACATCTCCACCAGTGATACCTAAATCCAAAGTTACAGAACTTGATAGTGCAGTTAGCACTTCAATTCCTGCGTGTAGGATTAAAGTTTCAGCCGGTATATCTAATACTTGTAGTACGTCATTTTGTGCCGCACCTGCATCAGAGTTAATTGCTGAAATGTCAATTACATTTTCGACTAAGTATGGAGTTCTTACTCCTGCATTCATTCTTGATGGTCGAGCACCTGCGTTACTCGGCCCTGTTACGTCATATGTAGCCATAGTATATACCCTCCTTAATCAATTAATAAATGTCTGCATTGAAGTGCATCCGAACGAAGCACTTTTCTACCAAATACATGAAGACCTCTTACTATATCAGCAAAAGATTCTTGGTCTCTAACTACTTCTGTTTTTGCAATAGCATTTGCAGTAGCAGTAGAACTCATGTGTCCAGATAACACCTTATAATAATTAGATGTTGAAGAAGCGGCAAAGTTATTAGTCATGTATAGTTTAAAACCATTTACTTGACCATTGATAACTTGACCATTTCTTAATGGTGAAGAAGCATCACCAGTAACAGAAGCATCCATCAATTTTGATGAAGCATTTCCAAGTTGTTCATAGAACTCTGGAGATGCAAGAAACCATCTGTTATCTGTTGGTACATCATTACCATGATGAATTTTAGCTGAGTTAGCTAAGATGTCCATTGGGTCAACTTCGGAAGAACCGAAACCTGTATCTGAACCAGAACCATCACTACCAGTAGTAGTTCCTGCACCAGACACCATTGCCGCAATTACGTTTTCATCGTATGAATCTTTTAGAGCATATGCTCCAGAAGAAGTTGCCAAAGCTTCCCAGTTTACATGAGATTGTCTTTCTTCAATATCGTCAACTTTAAACGCATTAGCTTGGTCAACTACCATTTGTAGTTGGTCGTCTGCTAAATTTTGCGTAGCGATTGCTCCACCTCTAGTATAAGCCGCAACTGTAATAGTTGGTTCTTTTACTATGTTGACAGTATCTCCATAATTTTCAATTTCACCTGCATAATCTGTATTGGTAATATCCTCTACAACTGATGCAGTTCTGAAGAACTTTTGGACTTTTTGACTGTATATTACTGGTAGCCAATTACCTGTCGGTAAATTGTTATAACCACCTGCTTGAGTTATAGCCATTTTAATCCTCCGTTATATTAAGTTAATTTGTGATTCTACCTTCGGCTCTTGCGAGGTCGATATCTTTCTCAAACTTAGCATATTGACTTGGTTTTAATTTTGCTATTTCAGTAAGAGACCAAACTTTTTTACCTTTAACATCTTTCTCTGAACCTCTATTTGTAGATGTAACAGATTTAGATGCCTCTTTGGCACTTTCTTTTTTAGCATCAGATTTCTTTAGTCCTCTATCCATTTTATAAAGGTCTATTGCTCTTGAAGCTAATTGAGAATTATTAAAATTATCATAAAGCCAACCTTGAATTACACTATCTTGAACAGATGCCCAATCGTGAAAATCTTGACTCTCTCTAATTTTATTAAAGTCTGGATGTAACTGTAACAGTTCTACTTCTGCTTTTTGCTTTGCAACAGTTTGTTGGTCTACTTCAAGCTTAGATAGTTTATCTGCTAGAGTTTTTGCTTTGTCATCTGCTTCCTTTTGTGCAACTGTTTTAATAACATCATACACATCTGGATATTCTTTTCTCCATTCTTCTAAAGCTTTTTCATCTTTAGGTGGTATAAAAGTAGCAGAGTTCTCTAACTGTTTTTTTAAAGTTAAAACTTCTGATTTATGCTTAGTTAGGGCAGAATCATAATGACGTTTTAAGTCATCGTATCTCTTCTTAAAAACTTTATCTTCAGCATTAACAGGGCGTTCTTCTTTTTCTGGAGTAGCCTCTTGAATCTCGTCAGTTCCTTCGGTGTCCTTACTTTGAGCGGTAGCTGTTGCTTCTGTATCCATTTCACTTTTATATTTATTGTGATATGGTCTTTGTTCTAAAAAAGGTTTTTTAGAATTGTCTTCTTCAGTTGTAATGCCTAATTGCTCTACTTCCGTTGAAGCCTCTTCAATTTTTTTTTCTTCTTCCATGTTGTCTCCTTATGGGTGCTGTTGGAAAGCAGGTCGCCCAGAGTGGGGCTGTACTATGCCATAGGTGGCTGTGGTCGAGGAACTAATCCCCCTTCATTACCACTAGGCTGTACAGGTGGCCTGTTTATCATACCTTGTCCTCCACTGGCCATCATAGGAGGCTCTGGGTTAGGATTAGGTTCTTCTCCGATAGCAGATTCTAATACATCAATAAATGGATTAATCTCTGCACCGAAAATCTGTATTACCACATCTTTAAATTGTGGTGTTAAACTTTGTGCAACTACTTGTTTTTGTTCTGGAGGTAATGACATAGCTTTTTGTTGTAACTGCTCGAGAACATTTGTATCTGGTTGTTTTGGATTTGAATCTTGTGGATTAGGCATAGTTTTACCATCATCTCCCATAGGAGGTCTTTTTACCATACCTTGATTTTGCATTTGTTCTGCCATATTATCCTCTTATAAATAAACCTACTATATAACAAATAGGTTCTAATATTGTTCTATATACTCTTCCTTTTAAAGAAAATTCTGTACCATACATTATATGTTTAATATCTTTTGTTCTTTCTTGTGCCATGTGTTTACCAATAGAAGTTAATATACTTGATTTTTGCATACCTTTAACATATGGTCTAAATAAAAAATGATAACCTTTTTGATGTGTTTCTGATAAATGTCTTTGTTGAAATATATACCAAAGTTTTATAGTTCGTTGCCAATCATCTAATTGTGTTTGTCTATACATTTCTGTACAAACTATTTTTTTATCTTTACTATCACTACTAGAACTACCGCTACCAGAGTCACTGCCTCCTCCAAATCCCTGCTCATCTTCTACAGAGCCATAGGTATCTTCATAAGTTTGTTCTGGAGGTTCTGGGTCACTGCCATATATATCTTCTAAATCATCTGCAACTTCATCTCTAATATCATCTTGTACTTGATTTTGTTTATTTTCATTATCTTGTTTATCTTGAGAGCCATCTGGTGCTGTACTTCCTACAACATTACCATTACCGCCATTATCTATTATATCTCTATTTTCTAATACAACATCACCAACATAAACACCATTAACAACGTTTGAACTATCTATATAATATTGACTACTTGGGTCTGTATATAAATTTTTTAATTTACCATTTTCATCAGTCATTCGTTCTAAAACTGCGGCAGGTAATACTCCACCCATAGCTGATTGCATTGCTTGTTCTGCTGTACCAAAAGCGTATCCCTGTCCATTTTTTCCTATAAATTTCCCTTCACTATTATATGCACCACCGCCATCGGCATCTACAACTAATACTTGTTCACCATTTGTATGACTACTACCTTTAGCTTCATCAAATAAACCAAATAATGTTGTACCAGAACTACCCATAACTGGGTTTAATGTTGTTAGTTGTGTACCAGTATTAGAAACAAAATTATTTGCTTTATCTTCTTGTAAATTCATAAATGCAGGAGAGTTACTATACTCATCTGAAATTTTTTTATTTTGTGTTATTTTATAACCAGAGTTAATTAAATCTTCACCTTTTAATATTTTTAATCTACCTTTATCATCCTGTGTTAATATTTTAAAAGCATCTTCTGTTGATACTGTTTGTCCTTGACTATTAGTTAAAGTAATCATTCCACTTTTTAATAATCTATCTATTTGTGCTCTTTCAGAACGAGGCCCCAGAAATCCTGCTAATTTTGCAATCCCTCCAATTACAGGTATTGAACCAAGGGCTTCCATTTTTGTCTTTTCATTTTTATCTTTAACAGTAGGATTTAATAACTGTTGTAATATACCACCAACACCTCTTTCATCAAGTGACTTAGATAATACTTGAGCATCTGATTGACTATTAAGACCACCCGGCATAACATTATATTTCATGTTATCTCTTAATGATTCTGAGTAAGAACTCACTTGACTGGGTTCATATTGTATTCCACCAGATGTTGTCATACCACTTGGTTGATTAGAATAATCTTGTGCTACTTGTTGATATCCACCTATACCTGTTGAAGGTGCTGTTATTGGTGCTGTCTCTGGTTTATCTGGTTCAACTGGCAATCCTATTTCTGGTTTATCTATAGGTTTTACAACTGGTGCGTCTTTTAAACCTTGACTTATATCTTTTACTTTACCATCTTTAGTTTTTATTCCCGGATATACCATAGGAACTAAAGGTGTCATTATTTCTTCTTGCTCCCATTGTTTTGTGGTAGCATTATATTTCATTTTATAATGAACATTTTGTTTATTATAATTTGTTGTACTGGTAGCTTCTTTTAAAGCTAAACCTGTTACTGAATCTTCGGTTGCCATTATTTTTTAATTCGCTCTCTGAGTAGGAGGAGTTTGCGAAGCGAAGCTAGGCTCCCCTGTTTGCGGTACACTTCCAGTTCCGATGTTGCCACCTCCAACTCCAGTTGGGTCGTTTGGATTTGCTCCTGCAGGAATTTCTCCACCTGCACCCATAGGGGGTTGCTGACCATTGCCTTGAGCTTGTTGATTTCCATTTGTTGCTACTCCTATTATTTCTGAATATATTGCCGCTTTTTCTGGGTCATTAATTAATTGGTCTGGGTCTAAATCCAGAGTCTTTGCTATCTCCCTTAATACAGCATGATATTTTATAAATGGTGCAATCGTAGGATTTGCTCCAACTTGTAGTAATGTCATTAGTCTTTGTGAACGAACTTCTTTCATCATTAATGATTGTGTTCCTTTTGCACTTACTTCTAAGTCACCTACAATAGCAGGTATATCAGAATTAAATTGCATATTCCATTGGAATAAAGATTGAGCCAAAGGCTTTAATAAATAATCATCTACATTTTTAATAACTGTTTTTATGTTTAGTGCCGCCGCACCCATTAACATTGACATTCCTGCCGCAGTTCTTGTTGTAGATTGTACACCTGTTTGTCCATGTGAATACGAAGGTATACCTGTTGATTCATCTGCAAGTTGTCTAAACTTATCAAACATTTGTAAATTTTCTTGTGCTGTGTTTGGAAACTTTAATCCATGAATAGATTGACCCGGCATACCAGATTGTCTTCTAAATATTTTACCCGGATATACTTTTAAATCTTGACCCGGCACTAACATTGTTTCATCAACATCAAATACTAAGTTACCTGCTAAAGCTAAATTATCAATAGCCATTCTTGCATGACCATTCATAATTTGTTGTGAATCTTCCATGTTTTCTGGAACACCTACACCAAAGAA